ATGCAACAGAAACACACCATGATTTTAGCCTTGTTCAAAATGCTTTAGGTAAAGTTGCTCCAGAAGTAAAACGTCGTAGAGAAGCCTGGTTTAAGGTTGCAGACCGCAAATTACGTGGACAAAAAGAAAAAAAGAAGGGTGAATTTGACGTACTTCAAGCTGTAGTTGGTAAAGGACGCTCTATTAGCGGAGTTACAAGAAATATTGAATCCGGTAAAAAAGCAGGAATTACCATTAATGGTCAATCCCCTACACTTGCTGAGCCAGCACCAATTGCAGATGTAAACACCCCTACACGTGCAACTACTCGTAGAATTCATGCAAACACTGCGGCTAACCTTATGTTCCAGCAACAGCAGGCCGCAAGAGACGTTCACAGGCAATTTGCACATAATCCATTACGCACTACAACTATGCGCTTTAATGAAAAAACTGGTGAGGCGTATGACACTGAAAATCAAGAAGAGCTATTAGCTAACACAGCAAACTCTTCTGGTGGAACTACAGCCGGTATTGCTCCTGCATTTTCAGATACCGTTACTGTTAGCAACAGAAACACACCTGGTGTGGCTCCGGTAACTCGTCCATTTAATCCTAAGGAACTTAGGAATAAAAAGAATGTGCCATCTGTAGATGATTCCCGTACCGGTTCTCTAGGTACTACAGGAACAACATCAATTTCAGTCCCAATAAATTCTGAAAATTATGCGGACACTATTACGCAAAGACTTCAGGCTGGTAAAAAAGACTCTGACGAGTAATAGAGGTTAAAATGTCACGTTTAGAGGTATTTACTCCTGAACCTGTTGAGAATAAGATGCCTGCTAATCTTCGCTATAAGGCAAGAGAAGCTGCAGAATATCTTACGGGGTTGAAGCCTACCCAAGCTGATGACTCACACGTTATTACCCGTCAAAAGTACGGCCGTTCATCAGGGACAAATAACTAATGGGACGCAAGCGCAAAGAGATTTACCATAGTTCTAGAAGCGGAAACGGTTCTCCTCGTATTCGCATGTCTGTAGCAGATAGGAATTCACCTGCTGCAAGACCTTGGAACCACCCAGAGGTAGTAAACGCTTCTGAGAGATATGGTGTAAACTTAAACAGCTATAAGCAAGTACATTTACATGAGAATATTCTACAAGATCAAGGTTCATTAGAGAATAGTGAGCGTATGACCTGTAGAGATTGCGGTAAATTTAAATCAGAACATGAGGAGCACTAATGGCTAAATCAGCTGCTTGGACACGTAAAGAGGGTCAGAACCCTAATGGCGGATTAAACGCTAAAGGACGTGCTTCTGCTAAAAAAGAAGGACATAACTTAAAGCCGCCTGTAAAAAAGGAAGAGGCTGCAAAGTCTAAGAAGTCTGCTGCCCGTCGTAAGTCTTTCTGTGCACGCATGGAAGGCATGAAGAAGCATAACACCTCATCTAAGACTGCTAAAGACCCTAACTCACGTATCAACAAGTCATTGAGAGCGTGGGATTGCTAATGGATATGTCCAATATGAACATGTCGTCTGGTCACATTACTCAAATGGACGTAATGTGGGTTTTAATGGCAATAATGGCCGTCCACCACGTTTGGATGTGGGTAAAGATGAACACTAAGAAAAAGAAGTGTGACTGCAATGGCTAAAAAAGAAGTATGGGATAAGAAAGACCCAGATGGCGGTAAGCATAAAAAGCTATCGTCTAAAAAGAAATCTGCTGCTAAAGCACGTGCTAAAGCTGCTGGTCGTCCATACCCTAATCTTATTGACAATATGGCTGTGGCAAAGAAAAAGAAAAAATAATGGCTACAAAGAAAAAAGCAGTAGCTGGCGGCAAAGAGTATAAAGGCTCCGCTGCTAATGGCGGCCGTAAAATTATTGTTGAGCACTATAAAGATAAAGACGGTAATTGGCACACCACGTCTAAGAACGCTGCTCGTGCTAAGTATGAAAAGAAGACTGGTAAGAAATTACCACGAAATGTTGATGTGGATCATAAGAATAACAACCACGATGATGATTCTACCGGAAACCTGCGCCCGCTTTCTCACGGTAAGAATACCGCTAAAGAAAACAAGCGCAGAGCAGGAAAAAAATAATGGGACAGTTTGATACTTTTATGCCTAAAATAGGTCTTCCTACAGAAGGTAATCGTGCAACTGGTGAAAACGTAGTTGTTAAAAAACCTAAAGTTAAAACCGCAGGCGGACGTAACCAACCTACGCCTCCAAATAACCCACCTAAAGATCCTTCTGATAAAAAAGAACCCGCTAAATATACTAAAAAGAAACCGCCAGAAGATGGCATGGGCGCTTTAGTAAGAAGTAGCAAATAAAAAAGGCCCCAGTTACGGGGCCTTTTCTATTTACAAGTCTTAGACCGAGGGTACTGCTTTTAGCCAATACTGAACTACTCCGCTATATTGCTGGTTTTTACCGGCTTTCCATGCTGTCCAATTTTGACCCCCAGCAGACATTTTAAAGGCTATCTGGGCGTTAGTGACCGGATCATATAGGTCATCGGCTGAACTAAGCTTATATTGGCTTACACGGGCTTTTAAAGACCCGTATACGTTAACTTGAAAGAGTCCATAGGAATTATCACCCGTTTTGGCGTTGCCATTATGGGATCTAGGGTTTCCATGGGATTCTTTCATAGCTACAGCCCAAGCAGTTTTTAAACCTTGACCTGTAAAGCCAGTTAGGCGTAAAAGGTCATAAAGCTGCTCTTGAGTAAGCTTATGTAGTTTGGAGTATTTCATTATGGGGCTCACGCACATGGGAGCTACCTTTGCTTTGACAGCTTGAGCTGTCTGAGTAAATGTATTTGTTATGACCAAGGTAAGGGCCATAATTATTACAAATAGTTTACGTTTTCCATTAAATGTCACACTATCTCCTAGGCTAGAAGGCCAACCCGAATCTCTTATCTACTGTCACTAGATAAAAAATAGCTCAGCGTCTGTCTGCCGAGCTAGTTGCAACCCTTTTGTTTCGTTGTTAGTGTTAGGGCAGTTTCCTGTCCCTATATCAATACTATCAGTAAATACAGGGTTGGTGCAACCTCCAAACCTAAATATGGTGTAAGATATCTCATATAAATACTTAGAAAAAGGCGTAAATATGGCAAAAACCGTAAAATGTATGAATTGTACTGACGATGCTTACTATGGAGTTGACAATAAAGGCGCTAACTATCAAACATTTTGTAAAGAACACTTACCTTTATTTTTACTAAAGTTTGCAAATCCTAATGATCTTCACCCAATGATTAAACTACTTTCTACAGATGTAAAATGAGAATAGTCCAGAGGGTAGTAACAAAACAGGGGCACGCAGTGCCGTCTAGCTCCCATGCTCCACGTGGGCCATTTCCCGCAGAACTTTTTATAGAGCCAGAAATTATTTCTGACTACACCCCATTTGATGAAGAACATTCCCGTGGGGCTACTGCACAGACGGATTTTAAATCACCTAAGCTCTTTCGTTGTTCAGTTTGTACTGTGATAGTATTAGAGCATGAAGTACCAGATCATTGGTGCGAGGGAGCGGGCGAGGAAAATGGCGAAGACGCATGACGTTGGTAATTTCTACTGGCATTTAATGACCTATCCGGTAAAACCACCGGTAGTTATAGAAAGAGCAGAAACACAGGAAATTGATGAGCCGTATAGATTTGGAAAAGGCTGGTGCTTTAGATTACCTTTCACAAGACAGTCTATCGTTTTGGGAAAATGGATTAAAAGATATAGTGAAAGCCAAGCTCTAACCAACGCAATTATTGGCAGAGCAATGAAGCAAGATGAAGTTGATTGGGATACAATCAGATTTGGGGCATCGGATGAAGATATTTAATAAAAAAAGTAAAGCCGTAAAAGAACTTACACGAGTACAACGTAGGGTAAAATCCTTACCGACTCCAGAACTATTAACTTGGACGGATCAAATTATGTATTCTGTTGGCAGAAACCTATCTTCTTGGCAAAAAACACAGCATAAAGATAATTTGTCTGAGGCACGTTTAGGTGCGGAATCTTTAAGCGCCATTTTAGATACTTTAAGTGAAAGACACGGTCAGTGACTACATCTCAGTTTGATGAATTAGAACCGGACGATTTTGATGAATTCGGTAATGTTCTTCCTGAAGAAGTTCAGGATGACGGTCTAGACGAGCTTTCTAAAGAATTTGTAAAAATCTTAGTAAATAAGATTATGGACTTTATGAATGTATTAGTAGGTCATGAGCTCCACCCATACCAAACCCCATTAGCACGTAGATTAATAGAGTCTGTAATAATTAACGATGGTGAAGAAATTACCGCTCTTGCCTCTCGTCAGTCCGGTAAGTCAGAAACTATTGCTAACACAGTGGCAACTCTTATGGTTATCCTCCCACGCCTAGCCAAAATGTATCCAGAGCTTCTTGGTAAGTTTGGGGACGGCATTATGGTAGGTATGTTTGCACCAGTACAGTCACAGGTAGAAACCCTGTATGGACGTACGGTATCCCGTCTAACAAGTGATTCTGCTTTAGATGTTTTAGGTGACCCTGAAATTGACGATATGGTAGCTAAAACTCCTGGCGTAGTAAGAAACATTAAGCTTAAGAACTCAGGCAGTAGCCTTATGATGATGACAGCTAACCCTAGGGCTAAAATTGAATCTAAGTCATTTCACCTCATAATTATTGACGAGTGCCAAGAGGCTGACGACTTTGTAGTAGCTAAGTCAATTTCACCTATGGGTGCGTACTACAACGCTACTATGGTTAAAACGGGCACACCAACAACCCACAAAAACAATTTTTATAAAGCAATTCAGTTTAATAGACGTAGGCAAACAACTCGTAATGCAAAACAGAATCATTTTCAATGGGACTGGAAAGACGTAGCAAAAGTCAACATTAATTATGAAAAGTTTATTAAAAAGGAGATGCTACGCATTGGAGAAGATTCTGATGAGTTTCAGCTCTCCTACAACTGTAAATGGTTGTTGGAAAGAGGAATGTTCGTTACATCATCAATTATGGATGATCTTGGCGATACCTCTCAAGAACTTGTTAAATCTTGGCATCGTTCTCCTGTAGTGGTAGGAATTGACCCTGCACGTAAAATGGACTCAACTGTTGTTACAGTAGTGTGGGTAGACTGGGATCGTCCCGATGAATACGGTTACTATGACCATAGAGTTTTAAATTGGCTTGAAATGCAGGGGGATGACTGGGAAGAACAGTATTTTCAAATACAGCAGTTTCTTGCAGCCTACGATGTACTTGCAATAGGAATCGACGCAAATGGTGTTGGCGATGCAGTGGCTGGAAGACTTAAGGTTCTTATGCCACGTGCTGAAGTAATCCCTGTTACATCTAGTCCAACAGAACAATCAAAGCGTTGGAAGCATCTTCAAGCTTTAATTCAACGACAGATGGTCTCATGGCCTTCCCATGCAAAGACTCGTCGCCTACGTATTTGGAAAAAGTTTTACCAACAAATGACAGATGCCGAAGTTCAATACAAAGGCCCCAACTTTTTGGTAGCTGCTCCAGATGAAGCCCACGCCCACGATGACTTTGTGGACTCGTTGGCTTTAGCTTGTTCCCTCACACAAGAACTAGTTATGCCAACAATCGAAGTTTCGGCAAGTCCTTTCTTCTAAAATGTACACCTTTAGGCTGACTAATGCCTAAATAGAAGCGAGAATAATGCCTGAGGACCTCAATCCCAATCCTATAGGAGAATAAACATGGCAGTAGAAAATATCGCCCCAACACCTCAGTTTCCTGAGAAGGTAGGCGCAACTTACGAACGTAAGATGTCACCTGCAACACCAGGCCTTCGTGGCCCACTTCGCTTTGAAGAAGGTATTGCAACAGACACAGATGTACCAAATGACTTCCAACTTGGTTTGGATCAAGGTTATGACACTCCAGAAGGACGTCCTAACCACAATACAAACGTATTTGAAAAGTATGCAGAAGAGACAATGCGTGAGCGTGCTCACGTTGGTTCTGCTGCATGGGTAGAAGCTCCAACATACCTAGGCGAATTCGCACAAGGTAACTTTGGAGATCACTCTACAGTCGTTATCGAAGAAGTCATCCGCAATGGCTCACGCCAGGAGCGTATGAACCCAGCTTCAGTCCTAGACTAAAAAATACGATAGACTATATTGGTCTCCAGCTCTGTACCCCTTTCTCCGGAGCTGGAGATCTCTATAGGAGGAGACGATGGCACAACCTAATAATCCAAAGTTGTACAACATGTTATTAGCGCAAGCTAAAGCAAAGTTTCCTTCGCACAAACTAAATGGTTTAAGCTTTCCAGCTGCTAAATGGTTTGGCAATGAGTACGCAAGACAAGGCGGGGGCTTTGTAGATTCTATTAAACAAGTAGATCCAAAGTTACGTGACTTTAAGCAAGAAGAAGTTGAGAAAGAAAAACGTAAGCAAGCATTAGAAAAAAAGAAGAAGAAACAATCAGGTTTCGTCGTTTAAGTTGGGGGCAACTATGAAGTCAGGATGTAATCAATGAGCGGTGGTATGGATTTTTCACCTCCCAGTTATAGGGCGGCGTCATCTGACTTAACCATCTCCATTTCTCCACTAGGTCTTGTGGAACTTGCTGATGAAGAATTTGAAGTACACGGTCCACGTCTAAACCGTTACTCACTTAATTGGGCTATGTATCTTGGCCATCACTGGTCTTATCGCCGTGAAATTGGCGAATCCCAAATGGTATACAACTATTATCGTGCCTTTACAGATTTTATTATTAACTTTACTTTTAGCCGTGGCGTATCATTCCGCAGCCCTGTTTTAACTGAAGCAATTGTTCCAGACATCTTAAAACGTGTTTGGGAAATTGATAATGACAAACACGGTATTTTGTGGGAGATGGGTCAGCAAGGCGGAGTATCTGGTGATTGCTTTGTTAAAGTAGCCTACGAAGAAGGTTACGAAGACTCTACTGGACGTCCTCATCCAGGACGTATTCGCATCCTCCCACTTAACTCCTCTTTTGCATTTCCAGAGTTTCACCCACACGATCGCTCACGCTTGATTCGTTTCAAGCTTAAGTATCGTTTCTGGGGTACCTCAGTAGAAGGCACACGCCAGGTCTACACATACACTGAGATCTTGACTGATGACCGCATCGAAGAATACATTAACGACGAGCTCATTGATAGTCGTCCTAATCCAATTGGCGTAGTTCCAGTCATTCATATTCCTAACGTACGTGTTTCAGGATCCCCGTGGGGACTTTCTGATTGCCACGACGTTATTACCCTTAACCGCAACTATAATGAAGTTGCAACAGATATTGCAGACATTGTTAACTATCACGCTGCTCCAGTTACCGTTATTACAGGCGCTAAGGCATCATCCCTTGAAAAGGGCCCTAAGAAGGTTTGGGCTGGTCTTCCTAAGGAAGCCCAAGTATTTAACCTAGAAGGCGGCGGACAAGGCTTACAAGGCGCTCTAGAGTACTTAAAAGTTGTTAAAACAGCTATGCATGAAATGGTTGGTGTACCTGAGACCGCTCTTGGTCAAGTACAGCCTATTTCTAACACCTCAGGTGTTGCACTTGCTATTCAGTACCAGCCTTTGATGAATCGTTACCACCAGAAGCTTGTACAGTACCAAGAGGGCTTACGACGTATTAATGAGCTAGTACTTCTAACTCTTGCGTTTAAAGAACCAGAACTCTTTACTTATAACCCTGCTGTAAACGGACCTATTAAACCTGGTCAGCTTACCCAACTTGATTTAGCCGATCCTTTGACATATGAGTCAATTGTCCATATGCCTCCCCCACTTCCACTAGATAAGTTGATTGTACTTAACGAAATCCAG